GATGTGATCTTCTGATGCCCATTTTAACCCAGAGATAGAATCATTAGTAATACTACAACGAATATTTTGATCCCAAAGTACATAGTCACTTCTTGCTCCTACGAAACCTAGTTTTTCTGTGTGATTCTTTAGTAGCTCAATATCTGACTGTAGCTTCTCATAAGTTGTCGGAGTTATAACAACGTCATCGTTAGCAATAATAATCTCGTCATACCCATCGTAGAACGCCTTAGCCATAGCTTCGTTGTAGGCATCACCAAAGTTTGTAGATACGTTGTATATCCATGTGTGTACAAGCGCAGCATCCTCAACATTTTTACTGGATAGATATACAGGTATGTTCGGACAATACGACTTTATGCTTAAAAGCAGTATGTTTAAACCGATGTTTCCTGTGCTACAGATGACGATAGCTTGCATAATTATTAATAAGTCTGAGAACTAGGGAAAAGGATTCCCATCACTTAACACAACATCCTAATTCTCAGGCTTTTTAGTAATGCCCCAAAAATATAAATCAGCCGGACTATCGCAAGTCGAGAATCCATACTCTATAAACTTACTCATATCGCAGCTAGATTTAATGTCATGTTCTGTTAGATTACGATAATAGTCACCACAAAACGGTGCGTCTGACCTGCTTGTCCTGCTTGTGCCATGCTCAGGTCTGCCTGTAGTAGCGCAAGTCATAATCACTAACCCTTTGCACATCCTAGCCATATTGTTAAACGTAGCTATCCACTCAGGATTATGCTCAAAGCACTCACAGCTTGCCACTACGTCAAAGGTATTATCAGGGAACTCTAACTTCTCACCGTACTCTACGATGTCAACTCCCTTACCTTCTCCGAGATCCACCCCAATATAGCTACAATTATCAAAAAACTGCCTTATGGAACCGTTTATATCTAGGCTTCCAATCTCCAAGATTCTTTTCTGGGAGAAATATTGCGGAAACTTTTTCTTCAGACTCGATACAAAGTCGAGTTGACTCTGGTGGCTCACTTTTTCTTTGCTTTGTTTGTTTTGGTACGGCTTCCACGCATTGGCAGACTAATCTCAATCTCGATCTTTCCGTTTTTCTTACCATTCTTTTCTTCTTTATCTTCCATCATGCAATTCTTACCGCCTTTGCACTCACCACCTTTACACTTAGGACAAGATTTCATGCCTTTCATTTCTTTTTATTCCTTTCAGATATTGCTGCTGCTTTCTTTTTTGCATCAGCTTTTGAACTTGCACCCCAAGCATTTAGACTTAACAGCAAGACTTACGACCTTTCTCGTTAAGTCCGCCTTTAGCGTTCTTCCCAGCTTTCTTTGTCCAAGCAGCACTCATTTCTTTTTCTTCGCAGTCTTAGCAGCTAACTTGAAGTCTGCCTTAGTTGGCGCACCTTTGGTTCCAGGCTTCTTCATCTTTTCGCCAGAACCTTCTTCTATACGCTTACGTTTAGCGTGAATGTTTGCGTAGAGTCCTGTTTTCATTTCTTACCTTTCTTTTTAGATACCCCTGCCTCGCTGAGAGCGATGGCTACAGCTTGCTTTTGAGATTTAACTACAGGGCCACCTTTGCCTGAATGAAGCTCACCCTTACCGAACTCCTTCATTACCTTGCTAACCTTCTTAGCTGCTTTAGTTTTCTTCATCATTTAAGATTTCCTTTACTTTGTCCAGTAGTTCCCATTGTGTACCATACACACGCTCCCAAGCCTTGCGACCCATTCCATGTATTCCTTTGTTGCCTCTGTGATGTAAAGGACATAAAGGTAAGGTATTAGTATGACTATTTCGTACTCCTAAACCTAATCCTATATCTCGAATATGATGTATCTCGCATGGTGTTTGCGGATAACCTTCATTAAAGCAAATTATACAACCTATATTTGCTACTTTCGATAAATATTCTTTGTCTGATTTCTTCATTGTCTTTTTGTTAATGCCTATTTATTGAGCAGTCATAATTATCTGGTAGCATTCTTTTACAGCGTTCGGGCTGTGTTTACTTGGAGAAATTTTATGATCACAATTACTGTTGGCGATATGGTTATTTATGTTGAGTCCGATGATGTTGTTGAGTACGAGGACGATGTTGAGTTTGAGGACGATGGTTTTGAGTACGATGAATATGGCATAGCTTGGTCTTTCGATGAAGAAGAAGAAGTCTGGTACTGGTACTGTGAAGAAGATGGCGAATGGTACGCAGACGAGTTCGATTACTTTGAAGATGAAATCTAAATAGTAGAACGCTCAAGGAACCGATTAGAAGCCTCCTGAGTACGAAATACGTCAATCCTAGCCTGAGCCGCTATGAGCATCCAGCGTAGCGTCTGTTTGATTATGTAATCAATCGGAGCGTGCGGATCAGTCATTTGCCTTCTTTCAATAACTTGTTAATAGTCTCTACTGCATTTTCAGGACTTGTGACTACATCTACCTGACCTTTCCAATTGTGATGCCAGATAACCTGATCTGGAGTTAGTTTCCAGAACTTACTGCCGTCTTTCACCTCTAACAGAAAGTTGTACTTAGCACCGTTCTTATTTAATCCAACCAATAAGTCAGGGCAACCCTTACCTACTGAATGTAAATGTGTAACTGACCAACCCTCAGCTCGTAATTCACGCTCTACTGCTGCGACTAAGTTAGCAAACTTAATAAACTTATCTGACTTTAGCTCTTTAAGCTCTGGCAAGTTCCAAATACCATCAAATAACTCACATTCATCAGCTATTCGTATTAATTCTGTTTTAGTCACGCCAATCTCCTTTTAAGCCTCTTGAGCCACGTTCCCACTGCTCTTTACAATCTTTCTCTAGCTTATCTGCTGCGTTATTTCCTCGCATCTTACGCACTAGCTGTAGATATTCTGATGACTTGTTTCTGTCCTGCGCTCTCCATCGTAATACTTGCCAGACTTCACACCGATGTCTTTCTTCTTCAAAAAACTCGTTCACTTAATCCTCATTATTTAAGTTTTTATTAACCATTTCAATTTTTTTACCTATCCATGCCATTACAGGAACAGCCATAGAATTACCAAGAGATTTATATCTAGGGCCATCAGGTGACTCATCAGACTTGCGCCAAGGAATGTTAGTGTAATTATCGCAGAAGCCCTGAAGACGCTCACATTCTACAGGGGTAAGTCTACGCACAGCCATACTAGATGCATAGACTGCCGCTACTTGGTTTGTTACCTCGCTTGATTGTGGCGATCTACTTGGATCATTAGCTGCCGTTAATGTAGGAGCGACTACTGATTGCATAACTTTAGGGCCTGTATGCGTTGGGCCTGCCATATCTGCTGTTAATGTTGCAGATGTATCTCCTTGCAATGAATAAACTAAGTCAGTAGGACTTTTATAATCTCTTGCGCTTATGGTAGATGCTATTGGTGCAGTTCCATATTCACCAGAAGATTGTCGATCAAATGTAGCTACACATTCTTCGTGGTTGTTGCGACTGATTCCAAAGCGTGCCGCAATAGTTCCGGCAACTTCTTCCCCCTGCTTTCTGCTCGGCGCAGTATCCCTGCGCAAGCTTTCTGGCTCAAAAAGAACTTCTGCGGCAGGTTTCCAGTCTCCAAAGTATCCGACAACGAACACACGTCTGCGTCTTTGGGCCACTCCGAAATACTGAGCGTCAAGCACTCGATATGCGAACCCATACCCGAGTTCTGCCACCGCCCCGAGGAAGGAACCAAAGTCCCTTCCGCCACCTGAACTGAGGACACCCGGCACGTTTTCCCATACGAACCACTTTGGTCTAAACTTGTTAAGAATTCCGCAATAGGTGAGCGCAAGGTTTCCTCTTGGATCATCAAGTCCTTTTCTGAGTCCGGCAACGGAAAATGATTGGCAAGGTGTTCCACCGACCAGAAGTTCAACTGCTTGGTTTCCAAAATCCCACTCCTTAAATTTAGTCATATCTCCTACATTTTGCACATCAGGATAATGATGAGCCAATACAGCAGATGGAAAAGGTTCAATCTCTGAATATGCAACAGCTTTCCAACCTAGTGGATGCCATGCTACTGTTGCTGCCTCTATGCCGCTACAAACAGATAGATAATTCATCCTCTAAATCTACCCTTGTTATCAAAGTCCATCGTAGCTCCACCCCAAGTCTCAATAAACTGCTGACTAGATTGATGGTAATAAAGTCCGTACATCTCTTGAGCCTCACCGTTGCGCTGTTTCTCGCACATCAAGTAAGCGTCAGGTAAATCCTCCTCGTACTTCTCACCATTGCGCTTACGATTCTCTTTCTGCTTATTGCGCCACATTAAGAATACGTTATCAACCTGATCCGTTATAGCCCCAGTACCTTTGATGTCGTACTTACCAGGCTGAACTTCCTCAGACTGTAGCTTGCGGATATGGTGGATCAAGTGAATGTGTACGTTATGATCTCGTGCCAATGCAGTTAGTTCATCAACAAAGTATTTCTGCTCGTTGAAATTATCCTCAGCATTACAAACTTTCATTAGTGAGTCAATAAAAATATGCTCGATGCCTAGCTCAACAGCACAGTACCTAGCCATTGCAATAGTCTGATTCGGAGTTGTGGAACCTTGCTGATCGTAAATGTAGAGATGCTCTCCTGCAAACTGGTTAAATCGCTGAGTCAATCCTTTTATGTACTTCTCTTTATCGTTAGTAAGTGGATCATCAATAAACTCACCAGCAAACTGTCTAAGCATCCTATGAATGGTGCTAGTAGGTTTCATCTCAAATGACGCAATAACGCACTTACGTTTCTGCTTAATCAAATGTAACGCTATCTGACCAGTTATTAGAGACTTACCGCCACCGTTACCGCCAGCGTATAAAGTTACCTCACCTAGACGAAAGTTAAAGTCATCCTGTGTCTTAGTCCACGGCATTTTTGCATTATCGTTAATAGGTGGATTAATGTAGTTCTCTGTGATCTCATCAAGCCAATCTGAAACAATACGAACCTTCTGACCTACATCGTTATTTTTTAGATACTTTTCTACGTCAATATCCTGTGATTTAAGTAATCGTGTCTTACGTTCTTCGTCTAGCTGTACCGATACTAATTCTAAATTTGTAGTCATCTTATGTGCCTCGCTGCTTCAATGATCCGTTCTTGTGCTTGTCTAAAGCATTTTTAACTTTAGGCATATGGTGTGTATCGTGTGTTTTAGGAAATAACTCACCGATGTCCATACCGATAGAACCTACTATTTCCTGCACAGAACAACCACCAAAGCATTTCAATAGGATACGACCATCTTCTAATTCTCTTATCGCTAAGGAAGGACTACGATCTTCATGAGCAGGACAACTTGCTGTCCATCTATCTCTACCACCTTTTATTTTATTTAGGTTGGATAGTAATTTTTCTACGCTCATTTAGCACCTCTCAGTCTGCCATCAAATACTGGTTTATTTATAACGTTAGACTTAGGTTCATAAATATCACTCCAGTTATTAGCAATGCTTGTATTCATAGCTAAAATTGGATCAAATCCATTATCTTTAATCTTTTGTAACTTAGATAACATTAGCTGTTTAGCTTTTTCTGTCATTGGTTTCTTGATAAATTTCCTAAACTCAACAAAGTCTTTCCAATGAATTTCTTCCAACCAATCAGGTAGTTCTAATGTTATTTCTTTGTTTTTTGTTTCTTGTTTATTGTTTATTGTTAGGGTTACGGATGGGTTCCCACTCGTAACCGAGTCGGTTTCTGTTTGCTTTTTAGGTCTACCACCACTTTTACCATTGATTTTATTGGTTTTTTTCTGCTTTTTATAGTCAGCTATTTTTTGATCGCAATGTTTATTTCTAAAACCGTTATCAACTTGCTGAAAGAACTCATTTAAAATTGTTATGACTTCTTCACGATAATCTTCCAATCTTAAACGTCTGAGCATACCGTTAAAATCTTTAGCGATAGGTTCCTCAGTATCGTAATAATGGTCTATTAATCTGCGATAAACAGCTTCCTCAACTAGCGATAGATGAGCTGTGTGTAGATTCCAAACGGAAATTTCGAACTTGTAGTAATGCATAAATCACCTTTTATCGTAAGGTAGTTATCACTGTAGGGTGGGATAAGGCAGGACGGTGATAAAGCGTCTTTTCGGGTTGCACTCCCTAGCCATTCCCATAGAACTATACCGTCTTATTTCTAATCCTGCAAGTCTTACAAATATCACTACTCTTAAACTGTATTATCGACCGACTACGTTTGCAAACCGGACATAACTTCGTTGAGAACTGATAAGTCGTTTCCTGCTTCTTCTTTTGCTCCATTTGACAACCCTATATGACAAAACTCTCTTAATTTCTGACCTCTTGGTGATACTTTTGGTAAAAAATACTTGCTCGATAATGGCGTAAACGGCTTAGGTTCTCTTGGTTTAACGTACTCCACACCTTCTATCTTGATGCCTGTTTTAAGCAGTCCAGAAGGGCTGTAGGAGCCTTTAAACTCCTTAAGTAACCCTTCCCTTACCAACTCGTCAAACTCGCACCTTAGATTCGCTAAAGTCGGTGCGTTCATCATTCCGTAAGCCTCAACAAACTGCTCAGGGCTTAGCGGATGATTCTTTAGAAAATTCATGCAGATTCGCCACCTTTTAGTGCCTTCTTTCGGTAGCTCTTGGAACATATCACTCATCTTTACCCTCTACCTGACGCTTACGCCACAATGACTCTGACTTAGCCATCTGTTCCTTGAATTTTCTTGTGTTCTCACGTATCTCGTCTAAGCGATCTTCACGCTCGTTATATTCACGCTCGAACTCTTTAAGCCATACTGGATCACGCATCTCCATCTCCTATAACATTAATAAAATAGTAACTGCCACACCTAGTGATACAGCCACCAACACACCTATTGCCATGCCTGTTACTGCTAATCCTATTAATTTATTCATCGTTTCCTCCAATGAACGAATAGCTTGCCATACTTTTGATGTTTCTGCTTATAAATTATTTCTATTGATTTCTATGTTTCTATTAATAAATAGTTGTTGACCATGTTTACAAACGTAACTATGATTCGTACATCAACTAAACAACGAAGGAGAAATAAATGGACTTAACAATATACAAGCAAATGCCTGATTTGCAAAATGCAGATATAGACTTCCTTAACGACTTAGACGATACGTTACTTGGCAGACCTGCTGAAGATTACGAATGTGAAGAAAAAATGCAGATAGAGCTTGATCGTATTGATAACGATATGGATTTATGGGATTCTGAAAGAATTGCTGAATTCGAGCGAGCTATGGATTACAAATCTAAATGTGGGGTGTGGCCATGATAGACAAATGGATGGTAGCGGAAATAACTTACGTTTTACGCTTAATGGTAGATAAATTTGAGCGTAGAGAATTATCACCTAGCGAACATGAAGTGCTTATGATGGCTTACAGAGCCTTAGCACTACCACCGAAAGAAATACATTGGATGGCTAACGAAATGGAGAATGACGAATGATTAAATGGTTAGACGAGCATCAAGTAGTTATAATTGGAATCCTTTTAGCGTTATGGATAGTATGTTCAAGTTTTGATTAATTCAGGAGATAAATAATGGGACAAGTTAATTTTGAAGTTTATGCTAGGTTGCAAAAATGCCGTGTAGAGTTGCAAAATATGGAACTCAAGAAATCAGGGCATAACAAATTTGCCGGATACCGTTACTTTGAATTAGGTGATTTTCTGCCAGCAGTTAATACGCTATTTGATATTTATGGTTTGGCTTACTCGCTACAGTTTGATCGTGAAATGGCTACCATGTTTATCATTGATGTAAAAAATGGTAACTCAATTAAGTTTACCTGCCCTATGGAGCAAGCGATCCTAAAAGGCTGTATGCCTGTACAGAATCTAGGCGCATCAATAACCTACATTACTCGTTATCTTTTAGTTATGGCTTTAGCAATATCCGAGCATGACGCTGTGGACGCTTCAGAGCCTACGAAAGAGAAAAAGACTATATCTGCTACAGACGGTGCTAGAGAAGCCTTAGACGCTCGTTTAGCCGCCTTAGTGGACAAGTTATCGAATCATATTCAGGCACAGTTTGATGCAGGTAATGAATGGGCTGCGTTTGAAGCATGGGATTTGCGAGATCAGACTACCTATGATGTAACAGCATCAACGGCAGTATGGGCGCAATTAAGCAGTAAATGTCGCAGTACATTAAAGACAATGAATCAAGAAGCTAAAGGATAAATAAATGGCATATGAAGCGAAACCAGGTACATTTTCCCTGTTTAAAAATGACAAGAAAGAATCCGACAAACATCCAGATTATCGTGGAGACGGTAAGGACGCAGACGGTAATGCGATCTGGGTTAGTGCTTGGTTAAAAGAAGGCAAGTCAGGTAAGTTTATGAGCTGCTCATTTAAGTTAAAGGACGAGAAGCCTAAAGCAAAGCCTGAAAAGTTTTATGATGACGATTTATCTGACGCACCCTTTTAATGTTTAGTCCAGCTAGAGGTGACTTATAACGCTAGCAGCAGGGGCTATTCGTCTCCTTCGGAACACTCTCGGTAGTGACCCTGCACTTACAAAGGAAAACAATGAAACTGTTAGATTATTTACAAAAGACTTATGACGTTAAGAATGACCGTCAGCTTGCACTAAAGCTAGGATTTAGCACACCTACATTATCTAAGATTCGTACAGGTAAGTATCCAGTTAGCGCAGATATGATTATCGCTATCCACGAGACGTTTGGAATGACAATTAAGGATATAAAGAAATTACTATGAGAATTCTATTTCTACTAGGAGTTAGCTTGATGTTGCTAGGTATTACATTAGCGATACAAGACAAGCTAGAGCATGAATACGAACGTGGCTATCAAGACGCTATACGCTCGTTAAGTACAAGACAAGTTGATAACCTGTGTATTAAATGGTGGTTTCAGTCTGATCTGGAAGCAGCCAGAAAGAGGGCTTGTGGCAAATGACTTGGGTTAAATCTTACTGTGGTGGCAAACCTAACTATACAATTGGAGGATACATGGAAACTATTGAAGAAGCGTATAAAAAAAAACGTGAAGAAGTTAAAGACTTAAACGAGATTATCTATCATCTACGCATGGAGATTAAACGCCTACAAGAGATAATCACTGAGTCTAAACACTAATCACTTGCCCTCTAAAGTAAACAAGTCCTTCATCCTCATCAATAACCTCACACAGCTCAGGTGGCATTAACTTACCATTGTGGAATGTTAGTACCCCAAAACCTGAGCGATGGTTAGCTGGATTATCTTCAGAATACGTAAAGGCATCAGCATCAACTTGAGCTAATGTACCTGTATCCACACCGTATCTAGTACCGCTATAGTCAGTCCACGGAGTTACTTTAAGGCTGTGCAAATGACCAGTTATCATATTAGCACCAGATTTTAAAATGTTGTTATAAATACTATGAATTCCATTATGATAACGATGCTTAATCATAGTGTCACCGTTAATCATCAGAGACATTGAGAATCGCCATAGTGGGAAATGCTCTGCTAGATTCATACCCATTACGCCCTTAAATGTATCGCCTACCTGAGACTGTAAACGAGCGTTAAAGCGTAAATCGTGGTTGCCCCAACAGAAGTGTAACTGTGCGCCTGTAGCAACCTTCTGAATCTCCTCTAAACGATCCTGACACGCTTCTAGCTCCTGTTTTACCGATGGCATTGATTGCCACGTACCACCAGCCGGATGACGAGAAATTGACGCACCGTCAAAAGCATCACCGTTAATGACCACAATCTTAGGTTTTAACTCTTTGACAAGTTTTACAAAAGCCCTGTGAGCTGTGGAGATAATGTCAGGCCAGTAATGGCAGTCAGAAGCCACCATAACGACACCAGAGTCGATTTTTGCCGTTGCCCTAACTCCGTTCTCAGGATAAACAATCTTAGCGTCTGGACTGTTTCTAGCCACTCCTAAGAGCTTAACTCCTTGACGTAATTCGACCTTACGTCTGCGATGGTGAGCGTTACGAACATCTATTCCTAAGTGATTAGCGACTGCACTAACACTGCCTAAGTTATTCCATAGCTCAATAAAATGAGCGTCAGTAATTTTTGATCTCATAAGTCCTCATGAAACGTAGCGCACGAACTCACCACACCATTCATCAGAGGCGGTTAGTGCAAAGGAAAAGGAAACGCCACCATTATCTTCAGGTAGCACAGTAGGGGGGAATCGGTGACATTCGCCTAAACTTGCTTCTTTGTCCGGCTTAAAGAAGGCACAAGTTCGGCACATCGGCATACAATCAGCAGGAATATTAGAGGCACTTCCTTTTTTCGACATCTTGTAAAGCCTTTTCTAGTTCTTCAATACGATACTGCTGGTACTGAATTACTCTGTTTAGTTCGTTATAAAGCGCACGAGTATTATTTACTTCTTCTCTTGATAACAACAGATTGCCATTATCATCTAAAGTCGCTGCCGTTGCAACACTAGCAAGTAATAAAATAGCAATCCATCGCATAATCAACTCCTAAACTATTAATCCATTGGAATAAACAGTCTTACCGTTTTTAGATGTTGCAGTTAGATTTTGCTTCTTTAGATTCTTAGGATCGTAAGATACGTGAACCCAGCCGGAATCAGGAACTCCAGGAGTATAGAACTCTAGGATTAGCTGCGTATAAGTTAAATTATCCGAAATCCACTGCGCTAGATCAGCGTTAGGAATACTAGGTATCTCTATATCGGCAGCCTGACCTTTGCAATGATCAGAGGACTTCGACCCACCGACCTTAGCATTAACATCTGGATGACGAAATCCAGAATTCACCTTAACACCAGTTTTAAAGTTATCACGAATAGGCTGTAGCACCTTCTCGCATAAGGTCTTTAGATTCTGTATATCTGCTTCAGTAGGCTCATTCTTCATGCCAAAACGTAAAGCAGTCTCGCTCTTAGTTAATTCTTGTAGGCTAAAGTTTTCTGATAACTTCATTTCTTCATATCCATAATCTTCTCAAGTGTGCGACCACCGAAATAGAACGACATGACCAGCATACCCCATTGACCAAGCAACTCAACAAAAGCATCAGCTATATCTAATGCAGCAGCATCAAGGATAGCCAGTACCAAATACGATACCAAAATGTAAATTAATGTCATAGGACGAATGTTCTTAGATAACCAAGAATCACTAGCCATATCAGCTTGCATACGTTCCGTTAGGTTATTCTGCTCAACCTCGTATAACTTAGTATCATTAGCCATCTTAGCTAATTCACCATCTTGAGCCATCTTAGCTAGGTCTAACTGAGCCTTAGCTTTAGCTTCAGGATCAGGAATTAACTTATCAATTAACTTTCCACCTATATTTAGAATTGCGTCTAGTCCAATCATCATTCCCTCCAATGAAACATACTCCAAATAAAATACAAAATAGCCGTAGCGCAAGCAGTACCAACGATAGCAGCAATAATATTCTGAATTAACTGAATCCTCTCAGCCTTCTTCCTAGCGATCTCACGTAACCTAACCCTAGCTATACGAGCTTCTTCTTCAGCTTCTTCTTTAGCAGCAGCTACGATAGCGTCCCTACGAGCGCACATCTCCTCGTATAGACCAGTTTCTTCTGAGTTATTGTAGATAAGCATCTCACGTAGTTCGACCTCTAGTCTGTACAGCTTACGTGATGCAAAGGTAGCGTCTAGTGCTTGTTTGGTTGCTTGCGATAGCGTTATATTCGGATTCTTCTTGGCTACCGTATCAACAACAGCAACAGACTTAATTTCGGCTTGTTTTTCAAAAAACGTAGAGATGTCGTGATAACACTCTTGTATATCTTTACCTAATGCGATGGCTCTCTTGACTCCAGCTACAGCAGCCTCCGCAGCAGCAAAGGCAACTGCAACTTCAATCATTTTGGTAATTGTCCGTTAGAACCTAGCCACATTAACAAGAATAAAGCACCAGCACCAACTATCCAGAATATCTTCTTAACAACAGACTTACCAACTTCTTCGTAAATCTTCTTAAATGCCACCTCAGCAGCACGTTCAGCTATCTTCTCTATTTGCTCGTCAGATAAGTTGATGTCAGACATGATTTATCTCTACTTAGGATATTTATCTTTAACAGCCTGAATAGCTGCCTTCCATGCGTCAATTCCACCGTGATATAACAAGTCAAATTGATCTTCAAACGATGGATATTCAGCAGCTCTTAATCTCTGGTATTCCGTAGCTGCCAATTCAGCAACTATTGTAGCGTATTGAGGGAACGCAGCAGCTAATTCCTCTGACGTTGGAATGGTCTCAAAATATACCTCATCAGCAGAAATAAACTGAGGCTCTAGGCAATCCCTAGAATAAAAACCATTATTAGAATATGCTCTCATACCCAGTTACCTATTGAAAGATTAGAGCCAGATGCGCCAATTGGATAAATATAGAAAAATGAACCTGCATTATTTCCATATCCAGCAGTACCAGGAGCATTATTAGTTTGCTGTAAAGGAACAAAAGTACCAGCAGCATTAATTGATACAGTTCCTCTTAAAATAATTGGCTCATAAACAATGCCAGTATAGTTACCAGTTACCAAAGTAGCTGTTGTTTGATTAATTAATCCAGTATTAAAGTTTGACTGTAAAACCTGATTAAAGCCAGATGCGCTACCAAAAGAAGTAACGTAATAAGCAATATTATTAACCGTAGCTGACCCACCAAAAGCAGTAAAAATTCCATGTCCTGTAGCAGCTCCAGCAGTTCTTGATAGCATATAAACTGCCTCAAACCCATAAACTGTAGACGCAGATACATTCACGCCTTTAGCCGAATGTATTGCTGTACTTGATACTGTTTGAGATACGCTAACTGTATATGTACCTGCGCCACCAGTACCAGTTCCTAGTGCAGTTATACGTGTTCCTGACGTTACGCCAGTTCCGCAAATTACCTGACCTACAGCAAATGTACCAGCTACAGTTCCACCTACAGTTAATGTAGTTGTTGATATTGAAGATGCTGTTGATGTTCCACCACTAAATACAGGCTGACCAATAGCAGCTAAACTAAGTCCAGTAGGATCATTAGAATTTAATCTATATAATTGTCCTGATGGCATAACTCCACGCTGTAATGCTACAGGAGTAAAGTAAGGAGCTAATCCATCATACTCAAAAGCACCCGCTATAGGAGTCGTTACAAGCGTACCAGAAGCGAAATCTAACGGAGCTAAAGTAGAAGTACCTGCTCCTACCAAAGTACCTGCTTCTAGCGTTTTATTAGATACTGACTGAGTATCTGTAGTACCAACGACTGCCCCTGCCGGATTACCTATGCCACCAGCAGGAAAAGTTACGCCAGAAGTACCGTCAATAGTAATAGGCATTATTCATCCGCAGGTAATGGAGTGTTGCCAGCCTCAACCCAAGCCTTAAACTCTGGATAATCTTCTGTGCAAGTTAAACGACATAAACCATCGTCATCTATACGAGCGTAGATTGTTTTTCCTTCAATAACTGAATGAATTTTATAAATCATAGTTCAACACTCCATCCAAAATATGCGCTATCACCACTAGCCGATCCAGTTCTTCCAGATATTGTTCCACCAGCAGTTAGTCCTGAAGCTACTGTTAAGGCCACTTGACCGGCAAATGTTTGACCTGAAGTAAATAATGGAACAGAAGAACAGTTTGCAGCTGAACTGCCAGCATATCTAATCGCATAGTTTGCAGCCGTTCCAGACTGCTCTAAAGCTGTAGGTGCAATTCTCATTGTTACTGGAAATGGAACAGTAAGTATTCCGACCGTAGTTGTTGCAGCAAAACCATTTAAAGAAACGTTTGCTTCATTTCCTAAAGATGGGCCAACACGATAATAATACCTCTGACACAAAGCTAACTCAGTCCCATAAGGTCTGTAATCAAAGCTAGTAGCTGTAGTACCCTTCTCTAGTTGTACGCCAGTAATGTAGAACGTAGCACCGTTAGTGCCTACTACTGATGTTGCGCCTGTCGCTGAGAAAAGATTACCAGCACCCCATGCTCCAGCAGTCCCAGATACAGTAGCTCCAGTTCCAAGACTAAATACTACTGTTATACCTACACCATTAGTTGTAAGCCATGTTCCAGACGTATCACCAGTAATAGTAATTGTTTCTTTTTCCCATGTATTAGCAGCAGTAACTGTGTAGGTAAATGGGTAAACTCTATTTTCTGCGCTGTTTTTAATAGCACCGCCAAACGTACCTGTTAAAGAACTACGAACCCAAAACGATAAAGTTACCGTTGCAGCATTAGCAGTACCCCAAGCTAAGTCAGCAGCATTTAAACCTTCTATTCTTTGGGCAATACCAAATGTTTCAGATGATCCTACTGTGTAAGCAGATAAAGATGTAACTCCAAGATAATTAGTAAATCCAACAGGAGGCGTTACAGATGCCGCATTTTGCTGAACGCTAAATTTTGATGCTTGAGATAAATAACTGTTCCATCTATCAAGTGTATAAGTTGGGTTTGTAGTAGGAGTAACACTCGCACCAGCATTACGCTGATCTATTCTCATGTCACCGTTAATAATACGATTCTTAAACAAAGAAGAACTAGGAGAAAATACACTACCGTTAGAATCTGTTATTGAGTCTGCGTTTACTGTTCCGTATGGCATCTTATACTCCCTTGTTTTCTGCTAACTTAGCTTCTTCTGCTAATCTAGCTGCTTCATCATTTACTATCTTGGCAGCATCGTAAGCCGCTTGTTCTTCAGCCGTATATTCGACTTGAGTAACTTCACCAGTTTGTACGTTTACAACGATTCTATGTGTCATGATTATTTACCTACATAAAAATTAGTATGAATCAAAGGCTTTGCTTTTAAATATGCTTGTGATGCTTCTTCAACAGTAGCAAACTCGCCTAAATGTATTTGTTTACCTTTATGATTTATTTTTGCCCTAAATTTACTTCCGTAACGGTAAACTCCACGATAACCTAAAGAACCATGTTTTCTAGGTAACACATCATTTTCCATATTTTCTTGCTGTGTTACACAACGCAAATTATCCCATTTATTGTCTAATTTGTTACGGTTTTTATGGTCAATTTTATCTTTAGGCATTTCACCTGTCATATACAAGTAAGCCAAACGATGCAAATAATATCTTTTTTGTTCTATGCAAGTTTCTAAATATCCTGCCTTTGTTAAACTTCCTAAAGAATCTCCAACTTTTCTTGTTGTCCCATGACGATGTTTTGCCAATGTAAATATTCCAGTATCAGGATCATATTTAACAAGTTCTTTAAGTTGTGATTGAGTAATCATTTTATTCAAAAAGTATGTTAATTGTTCCAGCGTCAAATGTGTCTGTGCCGTTAACTGTAGTAATGCGTACTCTGTCTAATGCGCCACCAAGAGTAACGCTTCCTGAAGATTGACCTACAACAGCAGCATTTGAATAAGTAAAAACACCTGATCCAACATAAGCATTTGAACCTAAAAGACATATAGTATATAAAGAATGTCTAACACTAGCTGCTGCTCCAGTTTGATCTAAACCGAATCCAGATGTAAATGCTACTCCTGACTGAGTGGGATAAATACCAGCAGTCCCTAAATATCCTGAAGTTGTAACGCTACCTGATCCTATTTGAATCTGCATTAAACTTGTGCCGTTTGTACTAACACCACTAAACATTACAGTAATGCGCTTTATTCCTGTAGGCAAAGAAGTAAAATCAATACTTGTGCCTGACGTAGATGCAATAGCAGTACCAGAACGAATACCGCCTGATACGCCACCTGATGCAGTTATAGTGCCAGTTATAACTACGTTTCCAGAACCATCCACCGTTACAGCAGTAGCACCTGAACCTGATCCAGTAACAATATTTAACGTACCGCTAGTGTCTGTAGATATTGCAGTACCACCGTTGGTAGAATTTCCCGCCACGATAGAATTGGCCATTCTTAACTCCTATTCTTACAATTATTAAAATGCCATCTAGGCATTGTCGCAGCACCACCAGTTTTATTGCAGTGCGGGCAAGTTATTAAATGATACTTTCTTCCCAAATGAGCATTTCTTATCTTATCTTTTGTTTCTTGTGTATGAGGTTTTGCGTTTTTATGACTTTCCCTCATCTTTTGTATTGATTCTTCGGTATGCTTAATACCTTTTCTTTTGCTTGGCTTTCCAATCTTAGATAGAATCATTTTTTGTACTGATTCTGGACTTGATTTTATTCCTTTATTCCAAGCAGCCTGTCCTTTTTTAAACTGAGTTTTATTCTCAACATTTTTATTAACTTTAGGAACACGTAATTTCTGTATATGTTCTTCAGTTAACTTCTTACCTTTGTTCCAAGCAACTTGACCTTTTTTGGCAATACTTATTTTTTCTCTTGTTTCTTTTGCCATAGGGAACTTTAAATTCCCACTATCTCCACCTTGCCTAAGATTAAGACAATTCGGATTGTTTTTTATATAGTCTAAAGTTACGTATCTATTCTCAATATCAAGAATGTATTTATGTTCACCAATTAGCAATATTTCATATTTTAAATTACTTTTGCCATGTTTTTTAACATAACTTCTCCATCTTAGACCGCTTCCCCAATATCCATTTTGGGAAACTCCAACGTGCTTACCGACATAATATTTGCCTGACGTTACATCAGTAATTTTATATAAATGAGCAGGTTTAATATGTTCCATAATATTGTTAACTATACAACAACCCATCTTGAACCGCTAGGTACTGTTACCGTTACACCAGAAGCCACCGTTATCGGGCCAGCACTCATTCCGTTCTTATTCGTAGTAATCGTGTAGTTAGCTGATACCGTATTACTGTTCTCAAAGATAGCTCCACCACCACCGTTAGCACCGCCTACTGGAACCCACGCAGAACCATCATACGTCTCAAGTATTGCTAAAGTTGTATTATATCTTAGCTGACCTGTAGCAGCAGTAGGACGTTGTGCAGTAGTGCCTGTAGGGATTTTTACAGCTCCAGTGCTGTTAATCACAAACGCAGTAGGAACATTGATTGTAGTGCCTGTAAAGCCCACTGTGGAGGACGTATCAGTACCTAGTATTAAGTTACCAGCAATCGTATTCGTAGTGCCGCTAAACGCTACGTTACCAGTAAATGCTGACGTACCAGTTACGGCTAAGTTACCGCCTACCGTAAAGTTGTCACCAGAAGTACCTACCTGCTGATCCTTTAACTGCGCCATTAATTCACGAATTGCGTTATTGACAAGGCTAGGAGCCATGCCTTCTGCAAGATTAATACCGTCAATATCAGTATTTGAGCTTGCTGTTGCGAAGTAGCCTCGCCAACCAATCTAGGTGAAGATGCAGCTAACGATGCCAATGCAGTAGGGAATCCACCCAAAGAGTAAGCTCCTAAACTTGTAGGTATCGCTGTAGCTCTTTGTAGCCCTCTAGGAGTCATCTCACTCAATGCTTGACCTGATAATGCTGGCATGATGTCACGACCACCTGCTTGCGTTAATTGCTCTGCTAACTGCTTTCTCTGACCGTAGTTAGTATTAGCGTTATTACGCATTAAAGACTGTAGTTTACGAATACCTGTATCTGCTGAAGCCTTATTACCTAACGATAAAGCACGTTCAATCTCACGAATTTGCTCAGTCGAGTCAGAGTAATTCTTCATTACTCTTGAATACGTTGGAGCTTGCTTAGAAATCTCAGACTTAATGGAGTTATATACGTTACCAACAGCAGCACGAGCATTCTTCTGCTCAAAAGGAATACCCTCAAGAACATCACCAACACGCTTCTTTAGCGCATCCATACCTTCAGGGGTATGATACTCAGCAGGATTCTCACGCTTCCAATCATCCACAACACGACTAACCTCTGCTACGTCATCAGCAGCCTTTTGGTTGATTACTTTGCCTTTATAGACAGTACGATTCTGAGCATTAAGCAAAGCCTTATCAATTCCAGCAAAGTCTAATACTGTCTTATCGCCCTTAATATTAACCATGCCAGAACGATATTCAGCCTGTTTAGCTGCATTCATGTCTGCTAAGTTTTGTTTAGCGACATCCAACACATCACTAACAGGCACTTCACCACGAATATTTTGTTTAAATTCTTGAGCGGCCTGACCACCTGAACGACCTGCTTTAAACGCCTCTTTAATAGCAGCAGAACCAGCTCCAGTAGATACACCTAATCCTTCTGTAGCTAACTTAGCACCGCCTGATACGACCTTACCAGTTCCTTTTACTGCTAACGATAAAGGATCAACAGCAGCAGCTAGTTTTCCTGCCTTTGGCACAACACCACCAACGCCAGTAAGAGCAGTAGATACGTCAGCCATGAAACCAGCAGGATCGTTAGCAATAGTACGTTTAGCATTTTCTACTCCACCATAGCGGTCAACATACATTTGACCTACTTTATTTGCAGCCTCACGAGATGCTTTATCCTCGCCTATAGCCTGAACTAATCTCTCAGGCAGGATATTCTGTAATCCACCAGCAGCAACGTCTAACACTGCTTTACCTGTTTGCAATGGACTTGTAACCGCTTGATAAACGCCTTCTGCCAAGTTAGCAAAAGATGATGGTAAGTTTGAAATTGCTTGTGTAGCTACATCGCCAGCACTTAATTTAGGAGCTGGTTGCTTCAATATGTTAGTTTGAATAGCCTGAGATATTTGAGCATCGCTCATTGAGTCAGGAAACTCAACCATGCCATGACCAGGAATATCAATAATTTTAGGCATTATTCAAGTCCTCCAGTTTGCTGATTATATTTTCTTACCCCACCAGTAGGAGCAGCAGGAGTCTCTTGTGGAGTACCTTTAGGAACGTCTATTTTGTAATACTTAGAATACTTTTTACCAGTAGGATCATTAGACATTATTTCGTAATTCTGTTGGTGAGACTGAATTTTTGCTCTAGCAACTTTATCTAAACTATCCAATAAAGCATTAATCTCAACAGCAGTAAAGTCACGTAAATTACCACCAGATGCACGAGCAATTAAGCCACGTTCAAAGTCAGTAATTGTTCCTTGACCCTTCATTGAGTTAGCAGCGTCTAATTCAAGAGCAGCTAACTGCTGCATAGCCTGAGCTGTGCGAGCTAACTTTTCTTGAGTATTCTTACCAGAGACACCTAAAGCAGCAGCAAATTGATCTACTGAACGAGGAACTCCAGCTTGGAATCCTTCATAAACACCTGCCGATAGAATTGGACGTAATTTTTGTACTGCATTAATTGTATTAACTGATGATTTAGCTTGGTTAAAAGATGCTCTAGTATCTTCAACGACACCTTTAGCAAACTCTTTTTCCATCTCTCTACTACCCATATCAATTACGGTAGCACCAGCTCTACGTTTTGCTATCTCTAATTTATCTAGCTTTTCTTGTAATTGCGCTAACTCATTAGGGTTTAATTCTTCAATTTGTTTTCCGTTAAACATTGAAGCAGCAACTCTACGAGGTTCATTAGTAAAGTCAGCTCTCTTTCTTACTATTTCTTCTTGTTTATCTAAAGCCTCAATTTGCTTTAATACAATTTCTTTTTCTTTTCTTGCTGCTTCACCAGCAACTCCGCTTAGACGATCTAAAGTCTGGAATAACTGCGCTCTTTTATCTAATGGAGCAGTTACAGGTTCAACTTCAATTATTTTACCTTCAGCATCAAATCTAGGTGCTTGTTGCGGCTGCTGTTGAGTATAAGCACGAGATATAGCCATGTTCTCGTTAATCCACTTTAATCCTTCTTTAGGATCAGCACGTAGTAACGCTACCAATGAAGGATTCTTAGCTACTTCAGGAGTTTTCATTACGTTCTCAACTTCTTTACGTAGCGCATCTGCTTGCTGTATCTGTATCTGCTTTTGACGTATGTCTTGAGCATTCATAGCTTGCTTTAGTCCACCTTCATAAGCACCGCCAGCACTTTCGAATCCACCTGCTGCTGCACCTAATATGTTTTGCAATGCTGAACGTGGTGGACCATACGCACTCATACCTTTAGCTAAAGCTAAACCTGCACCTAGCAAGCCCTGTATTTGCGCTCTTTTTTGCAGAGCAGCAGTTTCATCAGCACCTAGTAACCCTTGATATGCTTTAGGTAAAGTTCCGAACGGTGTTAAATCTTCTATTGCCATATATCACCTAAATTAGTGAAAATTGATTACTTTGCTGACTACCAATAACTGATGGCTTGTAAGGATCAAGCAATGCAATAGGATCAAAAGGTCTTAGCTGACCTCTAGCCTGTATTGGTACAGCAGGAGCAGATGCAATTTGTTCTGGAGATAATAAACCTTGAGTTGCATTTAATGCCGCCAATGATTCACCAGGATGGGCATAAGCAGACTTACCTGCCATACCTAATTTATCCATAAATGAAGGAGCAGTATTAACTGTACTAGGTGACATTCCTGCAAAACTTAATCCTGAATTAGTTGCATTTACTGAGCCAATAGTATTTGCAGTATTTGCTGTATTCGCAGCATTTACAGCATTAGAAGGCATACCAGCAAAGCTCATTCCAGCAGAATTCATTGCAGCTAAATTAGCAGCATTAGTTGTGTTAGCCATATTTGCAGCATTAGCTATATTTCCGCCAGCATAAGATAAAGCAGGTTGAGCAGCCATTGCACTAGTGCCAGCAGCAGTTCCAGTAGCCGCAGCAGTTCCGCCAGTAGCAGCAGCAGTTCCGGCTGTTCCTGCGGCAGCAGTGCCAGCAGCACCTACACCTAATGCAGTGCCACCTGTAAATCCAACAGTAGCACCTAACATTGCGCCTTTTAATGGATCGTTAGGCTTTAATGCAGCACCAGCCGCAGCACCTACCATAGCTAAAGTTACTGGATCAGCCATTATTTGCCTCCTGATTGTGTAGTCGTACTAGTACCACCAGAAGGCACACTAGTGAATAGATTAGTGAATTGTTGTAGCTTCTGCTGTGGCAGTGTCTGTTCGTAGTTGTAACGGTTGATAGCGTCTTGCAGAGCTTTTTGATCGTAAGATTCTGTAGCTTGTCCTGCTGTTAGCAACTTCTGAATATCTGCGTAATCAGCCTGAGCCATTGTAGGAGCATTAGCAATAGCAGTCATCTGACGATTGCGCTCTGCTTCAGCAGAATCATAAGCCAATTTACCTGAAGTTTCAGCTAGATTGCGACTAAATATATCTTGAGCTTGATTTACATTTTGACCCATTGCGCTAGAGCCATAACGACCCATTGATGATGCTTTAGATTGAATACCTTGTACGCCACGAGTATATGCTTCCTCAGCTTGACGATTAGTACCAGCTAATGCACCCTCTAGGAATGGATTAACACCTCTACCTTTGATTATTCCAAGAGTTTCAGCCTGAGCAGCCTCAGTTAAAGGAGAACCAGCTCTAGCACGTTCAGCCGCTAATCTAATAGCTTCCGATGTGGCTTCAGACGGGCTTACATAAGTCTGCCCAGGAAAGAATTGCGCACCAGGTGCTTGGTATTGACGTTTAGCTTCCTCAAGACCATATTCAACATACGGCTTGATGCTTGGATCTATACCACTTGTCGTTGTACTACCTCCGCCACCACCGCCCATATTAGACCTCGCAAATCCATTGTTTAGCTTTGAAGCCGAGCTTCTTAGCCCTACGTTGCCAACCTTGTCGATGGCTAGAGAAAGTTACATATTTTGCATTAGCTTGACTTGCCAAGCCTTTTATGTATTTTAGCCCATCTTCAACCATTTGATAATCATTTTCTAACGTCCAAGCCGCCCAAACGTGTAGATG